TCAAACGATTAAATCCTGAACTTCCCTGACTGTCTGCTCAAAACGTCCGGTCTCCAGCTCAACACCAATCGCACGACGCCCCAGTGCCATCGCCGCTTTTACCGTTGAACCCGACCCCATGAAAAAATCCGCAACCAGATCACCAGGACGGCTACTTGCGCTGATTATCTGCTGCAGCATTTCTGCCGGTTTTTCGCACGGATGTTTCCCGGGATAGAACTGCACCGGTTTATGCGTCCACACATCGGTATACGGCACCTGCACCGTCACGCCAAAATACCGCCGCAGATGTTTATATTCACTCAGCAGCTCCGCATACTGCCGGTTCAGTGAGGTATACGTATCCACCAGCTGGTGGTGGAGCTTTTCCAGTTCACCACGCCGATGCTTCTCTTCTGCCACCCGGGCAAACAGCGCCTGTAATTTCAGATAATCGCTTTCATTCGGTAGCTGCCACTGACTGGCACTGAACCAGTGCGACACCATGTTTTTCTTTCCTGTGGCATCTGCAATCTGTTTTGCCGTTATCCCCAGGGCCGCGCGCGCATCACGAAAGTAAGAAATCAGCGGGGCCATCACATGCTGTTTCAGTGCACTGCCCTTCGCCGCATACCCGGCATCTTTCGGACGATACGGCCCCTGATAATGTTCCGCGAACAGAATGCGCTCTGTGGCGGGGAAATACGCCCGCAGGCTTTCCTTGTTGCACCCGTTCCAGCGTCCGGACGGCTTCGCCCAGATAATATGGTTCAGCACACTGAAGCGTTCACGCATCATGATTTCGATATCAGATGCCAGGCGATGACCACAGAACAGGTAAAGACTTCCGGCAGGTTTCAGCACCCGCCAGAACTGCGCCAGACACTGGTCCAGCCATTTCAGGTAATCATCGTCGCCCTTCCACTGGTTATCCCAGCCCTCAGGCTTCACTTTAAAGTACGGCGGGTCCGTGACTATCAGGTCAACAGAATTTTCGGGTAACGACCGGATAAATTCCAGGCAGTCGGCGTTGATTAACTCACAACTGGATATTTTTACAGTATTAAGCATGGATCATTAAGCCTGTCTCTGATAGGCTCATTCTGCTTTTGCGCAAAGCAGTGGGCCTGAGGTTTGCTTGTGAACCCAACGCATGAGCAGATGGCTGGTGGGTGCCCCTAACACCCACCAGCCGCCCATTTACCACAAATAAAAAAGCCTTCACTGCGGAAGGCGTCTGTAACAACCGAACTGATAGTCTGCCAGACCCGCCATAACCAGCTGAGTCAGTATTAACTGGCAGCGTTCGCGTGAAAGGTAAGTATTCTGCGCAATCTCCCCGACTGTCGCCGGTTCGGTGACGCTTAATTCATTAAACACCACTCTGGCGGTTTCTGTCATATCCTGCTGTTTTAGCATGTCTTTTTCCCTTTTCCGGTTAACGTGACACACCAATAACTCTTGTCGAAAAAGCCAGCAAGCTGAAAGACAGGTATTCACCGCCACCAGCGCGTTTACTGTACTGACGCGATTTCAGTCATAAAAAACCCGCCAGGCGGCGGGGTGTAAAAAATCTTCTAACGTCAGGCATAAAACGCCTATCGTTAGAGCAAATTTACCACAGATTCGGGAAAAATCAACAACACTATCGCGTTACCCTCTTTAACTGCCGCTCCGCCCATGCCTCTTCAATGTCAAACCGAACCACCAACGTATCGTAAAAGCGTTTCACTGATTTTTTCCACGTATCAAGCGTGATAGCACTCGTCACTTTGCGTATGGCATTAAATGCCTCCGTTGATGGTAGTCTTTCACAGCCACGACCACCACAACGCTGGCAGTCTCTGATAACAGGCATACCACGTTTTACCGACTCTTCACGATGAATGGCAACACCACGCCCACGGCAGTCTTTACAGGCAGTGGAAATCTCCCCCTTCCCTTTACATTCAGGACAAGAAACTTTCACCACCTCCCTGACTTTTTTCCATTCTTCCCAGTAAGACGGATACACACCTTTCGTACACTTTGCCCATACCGGCGGCTTACCATCCGGATACTGGACCTTGTTTGTAAAAACTACGCTTTCAATAAATTTTTCCCCATAGCAACAAGGGCACTGCTTTTTACTCGCTGCGCTGCGGGCATAATCCTCAAAAGCGTACGAAGCCATAATGCGCATCACTACCGGTTTTATTTCTGCCGGGAGTTTTCTTAACGCCGCCACGCGATCACACCGACTGAGTGCATATTCTGTCAGCAATTCTGTTGCCCGCTCTCTGTCATTCATACTAATGCCCATTTTCCCAAGGAACGCAGAAAACCCCATCTCAGCCCGATTCTGTGTCATGCCCTGCGCGGCCATCACATCAGTGATACTCAGCGCATCTTTCGACGTTGAGGCCGATGCATCAGTCAGGCCGGGGGATTTTGGGGAGTAGTATTTCGGTAAATCTTCCAGTTTCATTTTTTGACCTGCCCTTCAAGCATTATGGGGTAAATCTTCACCCCCAGACGTCCACCAGATACTGGCTGAGCACGAACGATATTGATTTCATCAAACTGCTCATCGTCCATTAGCAACCCCACATGCGTCAGCGCATCCAGCGGCGCTTTCAGAATATTGTCCAGGTCACGGCGGCGCTTATCCGGTGGTTCTGCAATAATTTTTATTGCCAACCTTCCGGACAGGCTTAATTTCAGCCGCTGCTGGCGAACAATAAGCGCCACTGCCCGGCGATAACGCTCCCCGGCTTTTGATACAAAATATGTGCTGCCACGACGACGCCAGTAAGTGTTCACCGTCGGCGGGTAAGGTAAAACCAAATCTATGAGCATCAGTCACCTCTTTTACCCAAGCACGCCAGTTGCAAAGGCGTGATCAAGAAAACGAAAAATTAAATCAACCTGAGAACCATGCTTTTCTTCGAACGCCAGAGGATCCGCATGAAGCTCGTTGTGATGCTCCCGACACAGCGGTAGCGTGAAAATATCGTGAGATTTTGTCCCCATTCCGCCCTGACCATGACCAATCAGGTGATGGGGATCGTCGGCTGGCTTACCACAACACGCACACGGCTGTGTCTTCACCCAGCGTGTGTATTTCTCGTTAACCCAGCGGCGACGTTTAGGTCGTTTCATGAAAGATTCCGGAGACTCAGGATCAACGGCAATGCTGACCACCGTCTCTTCCTGTGGCGGGTTTTGCTGGTGGGCGTGAGGCAGCGGCGCAAGATTTTTTGTGCGCTGCTTCAGTATGCTGGTGGCGGTCTGCTCTCCCGGTACGATGTCGCTTTCACGGTACATTGAGCGGATTTTTTCCGCACGCAACCCCAGCGAACGACGTAATACCGCTTCCGGTAGCGCGTCCGCCACCTGATTGCGGACCGCCCACCAGGATAATTCAGCCAGCGATAATTCCCGTTCCTGCGAGCCATTCATTGCATGGCGTATGACGTCAATCATCCATGCAGACAGGTTTTGGTGAGCAAGTTGCCCGAGTGATTCGGAGGTCTGGTCGCGCAGCTGGTTGTCGCAGTGCCAGCACAACACCATTGCGCCGGTACCATAACGGTGAATGACGGTTTCACTGTGGTGATAATCGCCGTGTGGCCACTGGCAGGATTTAACATGGCGCAGTAACCAATCAGACAATGCGCCAGCGCCACCAGCAGCACGAATCACTCGTTCGTCGCTGAAAAATGGCAGTAATGATTTATCCTCCGCCAGCGGCTGGCGAACGGCAGGAACGACCCCGGACGGCAGATTACGCATGCTTTTCGGTTCCGGCTCCACCAGTACCCGGGTATTGTGGAATACCGGCATGGATTCACGGCCCGGCTTAACGATCACCAGCCCGAGTTCCGGTACCAGAACAGGTCGAAGTAATACCCGCACGTTACCTCCAGATGCGTTGCTGGAATGTGCGGGACGGACGCGGTGGGCGTTCGGAATAAGGGAGTCTGACGTAGATTATCCAGTGACGATAATCGAGGGTGAGGGCTTTCCTAAACTCATATCCACGTCTGCGGTAGTTATGAATCAGCCATTCGGCCTGTTCTTCAGTACAGGGATCGTGCTGATACCAGTCATATTTGAATGCGTGAGAACGCCACCCGTGCCTGCTGGCAAAGGCAGAATCAGAATTGCGAAATTTGAAATTATGCGCCATTGTCATCTCCAATGGCGCTGCAGGTTGCCAGTTGTTCAGGCTGGCTCACGTATTATAACTTATTCCCGAACTACCTTGAAACCGAGTCTTTCCAAGTATTCAATGAATGCCTCAACAGATAACACTACATGATCATCAGGAATTAACGCTGTGTAGGTAATACCCCCATTCTCAACGCGCACAGCATAGAGGCCATCTTCACTAAAAATTTCACGTAATTCTTCGATTTTCATCAACAGAATCCTTCCAGATAAATAGCACTCCCCCTGTTCGGGGTCCATCCCTCTTCTCCCTGCGCGCTACTTAAGTATTTTTGATTCTATTCTGGCACCGTCCAAAACTTCAAACACGTTGAAAATAAAAACAAAAAACCCGCCGAAGCGGGTATACTCAAACAATCTGGAAAATATTTCTTGGATTTGTAATAGGTCTGTTGATGGAGAACAACTCACGAATTAAATCTTGGCTCAAGCCAGTTTTCATAAGAATTCTTAGCCAGGTTGCATCATCCAGCATTTCAATCGCCTCGGCCAGCATGCCGGGTTCTTCAGGGCGCAAAAGTTCATCACCAGGTTCAACTCTCGTATACCCTCTGGAATTAAGATGCATATAGCCAGTTCTTGCCTGTTCCTGGGTCAATAAGCCTAATGCGCTGGCTCGATAAATACACATTTTAAGGCTGATTTTCCATCTAAGTTTAAATTCAACCAGAGCATTCCAGTCGAATTGCTTACCTCGTATTCGTGGAAATTCTTTAATGAAAGATAACCTGGGAACTAATAAGGCGCTCGAAAAGTGATCGGCTTGTGATTCCGTAAGTTTATCACCTGTCGTTATGCCCTCATGCATTACTAAATGCCCTAATTCATGACCTAAATCAGAGCGAAATCTACATATGCTTTTTTTAACATTGTTCCTGATGATAACAGGCCTGTTATTGTGAACAGTAAAAGCATCAACACGATCATCGACTCCCGTAACATGCGCAACGATTACCCCTAAACTCTCCGCCAATTTAACCATTGATGATATAGGGCCAAGACCTAAATTCCAGGCACGGCGACAATCTTCTGCCACTCGCTCAATATCATTCGGAGTAAGTAATTCAGCCCCTGGGTGCTCCGGTATGTTAACGTCAGGAAATTCGATTTCACCTTCAACAGCAGAAATTATAATATTAAGAATCTCAGCCCTGGCCAATACACTATTAGTCAGCGTTTGAGTCCTGGACTTCTTACTCCGAAAATGGCAGACATCACTTTCCAGAGCGTATTTTCGTTCAGTAAAAAGAAAACTGGACTTAATCATAAGCGCTGAAGATATTAACTCAAGACATTGCTCCGATGGCCTGCACCCCTTCTCCAGTTTGCTAACGAATTGCTTTGTCTTGCCAATTTTTTCGGCTAACTCTTCACAAGAAAGCCCAACAGCCATTCTCGCTAGTTTGAGCTTATCACCCCGATACTCAGTGAAGTTATTCACCTGATGTTCCATCACTGCTCACATCCAAATCTTTATCCTTCGTACGCCGACGAAGAGGCACCTTATTAATCTCCGCTTCGTCAGGGAGTGTGTTATAATCAAGAGGCATAAGCGGCATCGATGCTGTAGATTGATGAGAAACTATACTAATCTGAGCACCATAAGTATTAAATCCAACAAGAGCTACCTCCCAACGAGGCAGTGTGGACTCTAATTCACCATCGCCCTCTTCGGATAAAAAAGGCTCAGCTATTACTCGCCATGTAATATCTTGCTCAGCCTCAACATCACCAAACAATGAGAGCTGCTCATACTCTACTTTATTTCGACGCAGACGATGTTTCTTTTTGGGGTTATTAATGCAATCTTTGGTAAATTGTAGCGGAACTTTATTTAAAGCAACTACATAGTCCAACCCCTTGGAAATCATCTCAAGGCCAGGAATTGCATCTTCATTTTGAATAAGATGATTTCTGACCCAATCATAAGCCCTTACACCTTCAGACCAGTTGCTGTCTAATGCGTGCTTATGATAGTACAGCTGCTCAAGTACGTTAGCGATCTCCGCCAACAAGTGGCGAACATAGTTTTCAGCAAGATAAGGTTGAAATTCCCAACAAGGAGCTAACTGATTTTCATTCATTTCAAGTTTCGCTTTTTTTAGAATTCGTAAACCACATATTTTCGCATTTTTCTATTTTTGTCAACCAGACTAATGCAAAAACCCGCCGAAGCGGGTTAAGTGCGGGTGCGTTGAGGATGCCTGGCACATCAGAGGTGGCGGGAGATTACTCCCCCGCCGGGTCTCTTACTCCTCAGGTTCGTAAGCTGTGAAGACAGCGACCTCCGTCTGGCCGGTTCGGATTCGTACCTCGCAGAGGTCTTTCCTCGTTACCAGTGCCGTCACTATGACGGTTAAACAGATGACGATCAGGGCGATTAACATCGCCTTTTGCTGCTTCATAGCCTGCTTCCCCTTGCCTTTCGGCACGTAAGAGGCTAACCTACATTTGTGAGACATAGATTGGGCCTCAGATTAATGTTAAGCGTCTTGCAGGACGCGAAATGTTAACTGGGGCTTTTCTCTATCTGCCTTTCAGTGTTCATGCCTGAGACAGATAGCCTCAAGCACCCGCAGCCATTCTACTTAACTCACGTCACCTCGCCAATATGAAATCAATCAGAAAGGTGATCCATAAAATCACTCCTTCTCTTCTTTTCCGTAGTGGAGTTGGCCAATTTTGATAAGAGGGCGTCCCTGAGATTTGCGGTGTAGATTGGTATCGCGCAGAGAATACACACAGCCACAATATTCCTGCTGATAGAATTTTTCGCGCTTGCTGATTTCAATCATACGGGACGAGCCGCCCTGCTTGCGCCAGTTATAATCCCAGTACACCATACCCGGATAATGCGCAACAGCTCGCCGCCCACACTCGTTAACCTGCTGCATATTTTTCCAGCGTGAAATGCCCAGTGAACTGCTGATCACACTGAAACCATTTTCAGCAGCGTACAACGCTGTCCGCTCAAAACGCATGTCAAAACACATGGTACAACGGATCCCCCTCTCAGGCTCCCATTCCATTCCTTTGGCACGTTCAAACCAGTTGTCGGTGTCGTAATCAGCATCGATAAACGGCACGCCGTGTTGTTCAGCAAAGCGAATATTTTCATCCTTACGAATTAAATACTCTTTCTGAGGATGAATGTTCGGGTTGTAGAAAAAGATGGTGTAGTCGATTCCCGAGGCCTGAAGCGCCTCCATCACTTCACCGGAACATGGAGCACAGCAAGAGTGCAGTAGTAGTTTGTTTGCCCCGTTTGGGAGCTCCAATTTAGGCCGTTTGAAATCAGCAATAGTCATAAATATTTTTATTGGGGTCATGAAAATAGCACAGAGTGTAGCATCAGAGCAGGGCTATCGGGAATATATGTCTAAATCTGGTAATATCTGGTTTTGACGCAAAGCGGACAACCACGCTGGCTCTACCCTGCGCCATGAAAATGTCAATTCACATCTGAACTAATGCTCTTTAATCTAGTAACGTCTAAAATACCTAACATTTCCTTGATAAAATGCCAGTACACGCTGCATAGCTTCGCTCTTCCGGCACTCGCGACAGATTATATTCAGGCGCCTGTCGTAGCGGCGTATTTCGCCGTCTGGTAACGACCAGATAAGGTCCGGATCAACCACTGCAGGTTTCTTCACCTTTGCCCTTGAGAGTTTTTTGCGAGCATTTTGCCAGTCCTTACGCGCCTGTTCAGACGGGAATAACCCGTAACCAGAGTTGTATACATCGCCACTGGCAACCAGCTCTCTGGCGAGAACACTCATCAGATATCTTGTCGCACCTGTCTTGGCTTCCAGTTGCCGCAACGTCTCGCGACCGCTCAGACGTACAAGTTCAACAACCTGCCCTTTAATTTTTTCCCGCTCTTCTTGTGTAAATACTTTTGCCATAAGCGCCTCCGGCAATCACTTTTCCGATACAACACGGCGGGAAGAATCAGTAATCTGTCGAACAATATCCCGGTGCTTGTTCAGCTCCCGCAGCGCGGCGCAGACTCGCTCCCACTTCTGAACATCACTTTTCGCCCTGCGCAGCGCCAGGTTTGCCCTGCGAAGGGACGGAAAAATCAGCTCATCTGCTTGCGTTTCGGTAAACGATGGCAACGGCTGCACAATGTCCGCCACAGTTTCTGTTTTAATTTCTTCCTGTGTTGCGGCTTCCCGGACTGGTAACGCAGCACCTGCTGGCTGAGGAAAGGCCTTACCATCACTTTCCGTTACCAGCGCGGCTTTCGGCTCTGCTGGTAAATTATCGCCCGGCATGCAGTAACGAAATTTATCGTTCTGATTAACGCGTGCCAGCCGCCCCGTTGCGGTTACCACCGCCAGCGTGGAGGCAACCTTGCGAGTACTGACGCCGAACTTACCCGCCAGTTCCTCACACGTTTTAGCACCATCCTGACCGATAAACTCAATCATCATGTCTGCGGTAACTTTTTGTTCGACCTCCCCGGTCAGCATATCCTGTGCTTCAGATTTTACTGGCCGCTCTTCGGTTACCCGGGATTCACCTTCGCCAGCCAGAAACCAGGTGTGACCAGTTTTATCAACGACGCCATTTCTTTTGAGTTCCCACAGCTCGTTGAGAACCTCTTCACGACTGATATCAAGTCGCGCGGCCAGTTCTACCGATGTGGCTTTTCCCATTGCTTTCAGTGCGTCAAATACGGTTTCCATTAAAATTTCCTCCGACAAAATCGTTTCTCAGATTCAAATAAAACCAGCTGCCTTCCGGCGTTCGTATTCCTGTTTCAGCCGTTCAATTGGCGTTGGCCCTTGCGGGTGTTTCGCCCCTTCCAGTTGTCGTCGCACTGGCGGAACACTCATCCCGTTACCAACATGCTTTGCCCATTTCGTCAGTTGCCGTTCCGCAAGTCGTTTTAACTCACCCTGCGTCATCTGGCGCTCAATCCCTCTGGTACGCATTTCGAGGCAGATGTGGTACAGCACAGGCTGAGGCCACGGATATTTGTCGCTTCCGTCATATCGCCAGGACTCATCACGCCAGCGGCGGTACTCCTCCATCACAGCATCCACCGTCAGGCCAAATGGATTGGCCCCGCTTTCTGAAATCAGCGCCACAAACTCAGCCAGGTCCGGAGGCCATGTTTCACCCGCCCGGCAGCGGTCCATGCACTGGCGGCAGACCTGTCGGATTTGCTGCTCAGTCATCGCGCCAATCTGTGCAATCCAGAGCTTCGAAGGTGCGGCCCCGTTCTTCTGGGTCCAGCGGTTCGAATAAACCTCCCCCATGAGTTCCCACAGCTTCCAGACCGTTTCCGTCGCTGATAAATCCGTTTTCACGTTCCCACTGCTCACGTGCTGCCCGAATTTCCTGAACTGCCCGTGATGCGGTGCCACCTGGTGCTGCTGCATGGTTTACCCCCTTGCTGACTGGCTTAACCTGCGCCCTGACGTGATTTACGTGACGGGCGAATTTCTGCTCCCACTGAACCTGCGTGAAAACTTTCCCCTCCGCTGCCCAGTAGTCCCGGAAAGCGGCAAGTTCAGCAGGTGTAAATTCCGGCTCCGGCAAAGCCATCCCCCACAACGCAGCCCGTCGTCGAAAATCCGGCGACGGATGCCAGTCATCGACCATCGGAAATTTCCCGATGGGTTCGCTCAGTCCATCCAGGGATGCAGGTTCTGCTGCCTGCAACGGCGTACCACTCGACTCACTGGTCGGAGCACTCTCGCGCACGTGCGCGTTATGTGTGGGGTTTAATTCTTTATCTGTATCTTTATCTGTCGTGACTCGTCGTGACATGTCGTGACATATGCGTGACTCGTCGTGACACCCCTCATTCTGTTTTCGTAATTTTTCCCTCTCGCGCTGCGCTCTCTTGCGCTCTGCCGGGGATTTCGCGGTTTGTGAAACGTTGCCATTGTCCTCTTTCAGTACCTGGCGTTTTTCCCATCCGGTGATTAAATCTCCATCAAGTACCCGCCCCTGCATTGCCTGTAAAATTGAATCAATTACTTCTTCCGTCACATCAAGCGCACTTGCTAAATCTTCCGTCGTGACATCAATGTGACCACGTAGTGACACGCCGTGACATGTCGTGACATTTCGTGACGCGCTCACCAGAAGGTGGATATACACTGCCATCACTGTTGCAATTGGCTGCCCTGACACCCTGGCAATTGTTCGCCACTTAGGGTCATTTGGCATGTCATGCCATAATCTGAGCCAGGCGTTAGCCATACTCACCTCTTCTGATACCGAATCTTTTTACTCACAAATTGCCGGAAGTGATCCGGTATGAATATTGCGAGTCAATGCACAGCCACAATATTTCCTGCAGGGCCACCACGATTCATCTGGTTGAAACCAGCGATCGCCACTGCGACAAAATCATCAGCGTCTCTCACCAGTCGTTCCCGCGTCTCCACCAGCTCCCGAAAATAAGCTGAACTGTGGCTGCGCATTCGGGCCACCAGCAGAGGCGGCATTGCTTTTTCGATCGCTGGTAACAACGCCTGAATTTTTTTAACCGCATCAGGAGTGTCTTTCTCCACCCAGCGGAAAATTTTCTGGGTATTGCGAGCCAGGGCTTCCGGATGGCTGTCGTCATATAATTCCGGGAACGTCATACCAAGCTCAAAATAAGCCCGGGTTATTTCAGCTGCCGGAACTTTTTCACCGTCCGGATGCGCCCAGGCATTCATCGCCATGCGGATGTGCTCATGCCTGATTTTCATGAATCAACTCCGATGCATTTGGTGTGTTAGCCTTGAATCCAACAGGTAAGCCGTCGGTTGGATTCGGGTAAATATCAGGCCGGAGTTCATGAGGTGTAACCTCGAAATTCGTTACTTCAGCAACACGTAATGCTTTTTCAGGGCTGAATCTTTCATAGCCCCCCAGCACTCGACTTACATGCACCTGAGATAAACCCGTTAGCTTCCCAAACTGTAGCTGGGTGATATGTTTCTCTTTTAAATAGTCTCTTAAGTTCATAGCCAACCTTCTACGTTATGCCTCGAGCAAATATTAGCCACGCTAATTTTAAAGATCAATAGCCAGACTATCTTTGATAATATTGGTAAAACAAATAAACTCTATGTATGAAAAAAACACGCGAAGTGATTGCAACTCCAGAAGCGAGCAAGAATTTAAAAGCCGCATGGAATGCAAGAAAAAAAGAGCTGAAGCTGACTCAAGAGCTGGCGGCTGAGTTGTTGGGATTCGAATCTCAAGGCACCGTTAGCCAGTATCTGAACGGCAAGATACCGGTAAATACCGACGCTGCGCTAAAATTTGCGGCTCTGTTAAAGGTAAAACCAGAGGACATTCGAGAAGACCTTAAAGACTTAATGAATTATGTAAGATCATCAGATACTTATGATGATAACTTTTCAGGCAAAGGATGGAGGCTGGTCAATGAAGAACAGGCAGAGTTACTTAACCTCTTCGAGATTCTACCTGCGTCAGAAAAAACCAAACTCCTTAACCAGCTACGTGGACTAAACAAGCTCTACGAGGAAGCCTTCGAGAACATGCTGGCACTAAAGAAACGTAACCAGTAGCCACCGCTCACTACCCCATCCACAACAAAAAAACCGACGTCTTAGTCGGTTTTTTTGTGCCATAACTTCTGCAAATCAGCTGTATAACTAATATTTTTCCCTTGAAAAAACATTTACATAGTTACCAAATCAAAAATATCATACGCCATACTGTTGACTTAAAATATCCGCGTTACTAATATTTCTATCAAGAACAGCACGGCGCTGTAGGTTTTAGTTCCGCCACCCGGCGTTAAGGGGAAATGAGGTCAGCATGGATACTATCGAGCTTGGCAACAACGAATCTCTGGTGTACGGCGTGTTTCCCAACCAGGACGGCACATTCACCGCGATGACGTATACCAAAAGCAAAACGTTTAAAACCGAAAATGGTGCCCGTCGCTGGCTGGAAAGAAACTCAGGTGAGTGATATGGATTTCGACACAATCATGGAAAAGGCTTACGAAGAATACTTCGATGGTCTTGCCGAAGGCGAAGAAGCTCTCAGCTTCAGTGAATTTAAACAGGCGCTTTCCAGTTCGGGAAAATCTAACGGCTGATAAGCGAAACAGCACCGCGAGGAATCAGTATGCAGAAACGAGAACCCGTCATCATCGCGCCAGACTATACCGATGATGAACTTTATGAGTGGATGCGCCAGAAAATTAATGCAGTGCAGGATCTGAAATGGGCCAATGAAGCCAGGACTAAGCAGGCTGAAAATCTGTCCGCTCTGGAGCAGGATATCACCAGGCTGGAAAAAGCAGCGGCATTAAGCATTGCCAGAATGATTACATACCCGCGTTAATAGCTAACCAACGAGGCTAATAATGGAATTTAAAGATTTACCAATGCAATTCCAGGAAATGGCAGCGAATATAGTTCGTTCCCAACTGGCGACTCTTGACCTGAGTACCGTAGAAAAAGAAACCATCGATACTATATCCGGTAACGTGCGTCGTGCCTTTATCGGTCTGTGCGAAGAGAAGCAGCTCTCTGATAACCAGGATTTACATGAAAAATACTTCCTGGAATTAATGGACATCATTAATAAAGGATTTGGCTTGTTAATGAAAAAGAAAGGGATTCGAATAGCTCCCCTTGAAAATCATTTTACAGCAAGCAGTATTAATTCCTGTGATTTAAAGCATCACACATCCGATGGGAAAGTTGAATCAAACAACAAAATATCAATTAATCATTAATTTATTCACAGGTGAGGTAGAGTGCGTGCGCCGGACACGGATAAGAATCCGGCACTGACAGTTTACTGAAAAGGATATATCCCTGAAAAGTCAGGGCATAACGCGAAAGCGCACGGCGAAGTTCGTCTCTCTGTAGGTAGTCGTTAAATTTAATTCGACCGTGCGCTTCCGGTTGTGGCAATCCGCGAAATGGCGCGGCGGTAAGTATGGCGGGGTTATTCCTTCCCCGCTGAGGACACCGGGTTGTCAGGTTGACCATACGCTTAAGTGACAACCCCGCTGCAACGCCCTCTGTTATCACTTTTCTGGTGATTCGGCGGAAACGGATATCCGCCCTTTTTAAAGTGAATTTTGTGATGCGGTGAATGCGGCTATGCGCACGCGGAACAGTTAAAGCAGTAAGGCGGTATTTTACGGGCGTAACGAGCATCAACTAATCCGGCGTTAATTGTTAACTGGTTAACGTCACCTGGAGGCACCAGGCACTGCATCACAAAATTCATTGTTGAGGACGCGATAATGGAAACGTTATTACCAAACGTTAATACGTCTGAAGGTTGTTTTGATATTGGTGTTCTGCTCAGTAACCGGGAGTTTACTGAAGATGCCATTAATATGAGGAAATATGAGCCTTATCTGCTCAATGATAATTCCATACTTTCCCGAATTGCTCTTCTTGAACTTGGTATTTTCGGAGAACGTCAATGACTTCAGCATTTGTACTGATGATGACGGTTTTTCTTATAACGGGTGAATCACAGAATGTGATTACCGGAATTTATGCAAGTAAAGAATCCTGCCTCCAGGCAAGAGACGAGCAAAAAATTTCTGGTGAATGCCTCCCGCTAAAAAAAGTATCGCTGTACCTGAATAACGAAACACCGGCTGGATAACCCTCCAGCCATATTAACACCATACCAACGGATTAAAAATGCCAGCAATGGCAGGGATTCGTTCACCCTGAAATCTGTAATGAGGTTAAAACAAAATGAGTAAAGTCTTTATTTGCGCCGCCATTCCGGACGAACAGGCAATAAAGGAAGAAGGTGCCGTCGCTGTAGCCACTGCCATTGAAGCCGGTGATGAACGTCGCGCCCGCGCAAAATTTCACTGGCAATTCCTGGAACATTATCCGGCTGCTCAGGACTGCGCTTATAAATTTCTTGTTTGCGAGGATAAACCCGGTATACCCCGCCCTGCCCTCGATTCCTGGGATGCTGAATATATGCAGGAAAACCGCTGGGATGAGGAATCCGCTTCCTTTATTCCGGTCGAACCAGAATCCGATCCGATGAACGTCAATTTTGACAAGCTGTCCCTTGAAGTACAGAACGCGGTCCTGGTTAAGTTCGGTACATGTGAAAACATCACCGTTGATATGGCGATTGACGCGCAGGAATTACTGCAGGAAGACGTTGCTACCTTTGACGGGCATATCGTTGAAGCACTGATGAAAACGCCTGAAATTAACGCTATGTATCCGGAACGCAAACTGTTCGCTATCGGATGGGTTAAACACAAATGTAATCCGGGTGCCAAATGGCCCGAAATTCAGGCTGAATTACGTAACTGGAAAAAACGGCAGGACGCAGAGCGCAAAGAGACTGGAAAATACACGTCTGTTGTTGATCTCGCCAGCGCCAGAGTCAATCAACAGAACACTGAAAACTCAGCAGGAAAAATCAACCCAGTCACTGCCGCCATTTGTCGCGAATACAAGCAGACATGGAAAACGCTGGATGAAGAACTGGCCTACGCTCTCTGGCCTGGCGATATTGATACCGGAAACATTGACGGCAGCATCCATCGCTGGGCAAAAAATGAAGTTATCGACAAAGATCGCGAAGACTGGAAGCGCATTTCCGCATCAATGCGCAAACAACCCGATGCCGTTCGCTACGACCGTCAGACTATTTTTGGCCTTGTCCGTGAGCGTCCGATCGACATTCACAAAGATCCCGTAGCACTGAACAAATACATCACTGAATACCTGACTACCAAGGGCGTGTTTGAAGATGACGAAGGAACAAATCAGGGCACAGCTGGTACTCTCCCGTCACCAGTACCAAAAACTGATGCAGTGGAAACGGCAATGCCGGACAACGAAAAAACCGAATGCGAAGTGGAAGACGAACCATCTGTAGAGCGTGAGGGACCGTTCTACTTCCTTTTCACCGATAAGGACGGCGAAAAATACGGTCGCGCAAACAAACTTTCTGGTCTGGAAAAAGCACTGGCCCTGGGAGCTACGGAAATCACAAAAGAGGAATACTTCGCACGTAAAAACGGCACGTACTCAGGTTCACAACAAAATACTGGTGCATCTGACACGATCGCACAACCAGAGCCGGTAAAAGTTACCGCTGACGAAGTAAACAAAATTATGCAGGCAGCCAATATCAGCCAGCCTGACGCCAATAAGTTGCTTGCTGTATCACGTGGTGAATTTGTTGCAGGGATTAGCGACCCGAATGATCCGAAATGGGTGAAGGGGATTGAAACCCGCGATTCAGTGAATCAGAACCAGCAAGAAACGGAACAGAACGGCCAGAAAGCGGAACAAAACAGCCCAAATGCGTTACAAAACGAGCCAGAAACGAAACAGCCTGAACCAGTGGCGCAACAGGAAGTGGAAAAAGTCTGCACCGCCTGCGGTCAAAGCGGTGGCGGCAACTGCCCTGATTGTGGCGCGGTGATGGGTGACGCAACATACCAGGAAACATTCGATGAAGAGAATCAGGTTGAAGTTCAGGAAAATGATCCGAAGGAAATGGAAGGCGCTGAACATCCACACAAGGAGAATGCTGGTAGCGCTCAGGATCACGCCAGCGATAGTGAAACTGGCGAGACGGCAGATCCCTTAATTGCGATGAACGGTCATCACGTTATCACATCCACCAGCAGAATGTGGCACCACATGATGATCGACCTTGAAACCATGGGAAAAAATCCCGATGCCCCGCTTATCTCAATAGGTGCAATATTTTTCGATCCGCAAACCGGAGATATGGGGCCGGAATTTAGTAAGACCATCGATATGGATACTGCTGGCGGAGTCATTGATCGTGGCACCATTAAATGGTGGCTTAAGCAATCACGGGAGGCGCAATCTGCCATTCTGACCGATGAAATCCCGTTAGATGATGCACTGCTGCAATTGCGGGAATTTATCGACGAAAACTCCGGCGAATTTTTTGTTCAGGTCTGGGGAAATGGAGCCAACTTCGACAACACGATTTTGCGCCGTTCATACGAACGGCAGGGGATCCCCTGCCCATGGCGTTACTACAACGATCGCGATGTACGCACAATCGTTGAGCTGGGGAAAGCCATAGACTTCGATGCCAGAACGGCTATTCCATTCGAAGGTGAGCGCCATAATGCACTTGATGACGCCCGTTACCAGGCAAAATACGTTTCAGTTATCTGGCAAAAACTGATCCCGAATCAGGCTGATTTTTAATGTTCAACCCCGGTCGTTGCCCACCAGCTATAGTGGCGGCGACCATGATTAGCGAACGACGCTCATGGCAAGACTTATTCTGCTCACTGAGTGGGCAAAAGAGGAATTCAGTGAACCGGTCCCTACTCCGAGTACGTTAAGTAAATACGCTAAAGCCGGAATGATATTTCCTCTCCCCAAAAAAGTTGGGAGACGCTGGCGAGTGGATCCGCAAGCTCGCTTTGTCGGAATGGTAAACAAGCCGGAGGTGATCGCCACAGATCACCCTGCTTTGAAGAGGATACTGGAAGATGGCGCGCCCGCGAAAATATAAAACCGATGTTCCGGGATTATCTCCGTATTTTGACAAAAGAAATAACAAAGTTTACTGGCGTTACAGGCATCCCATAACAGGCAAAAATCACGGTCTCGGCAGTATTGACCAGAAACTGGCAGAAACTATTGCAGCAGAAGCGAACAGCCGTCTTGCCCGGCAGCAAATGGAACAAATGCTCAGTCTGCAGGAGAAAATTATTAGTGATACCGGCGGTTCATCAACCGTTACCATTTTTCTGAATAATTACAGAAAAATTCAACAGGAAAGATATGAAAACGGCGAGATCAAACTCAACACGCTGAAACAGAAAGCGGCCCCTCTCAGGGTATTTGATGAACGTTTTGGCACCAGACCGTTAGATGCCATAACCGTAAAAGATGTGGTATCAGTACTGGAAGAGTACAAGGCCAGAGGACATAACAGAATGGGACAAATTTTCAGGAAAGTACTGATCGATGTTTTCCGGGAAGCTCAGCAAACGGGCGATGTCCCGCCAGGCTTTAACCCTGCAGAATCGGCAAAAAAACCGCAGGTGCGGATATCAAGACAGCGACTGACTTTTGATGAGTGGATGATGATTTATAACGCAGCGGAAAAGGATGGTTACTTTTTACAGCGCGGTATGCTGCTGGCACTGATGACAGGCCAGCGCCTTTCAGATATTTGCAAAATGCAATTTTCGGATATCCGGGATGGTTATCTTCATGTCGAACAGCAAAAAACAGGAACCCGGATTGCCATCCCTCTGGCTCTGCGTTGCGATAAATTAAATCTCACCCTGGATGATGTAGTGTCATCCTGCCGCGATTGCGTTCTTAGTCCGTGGCTATTGCACCACCATCACGCGAAAGGGACAGCTAAGCGCGGCGGGATGGTTAAGCCAGCAACATTAACCGTTGCATTTAAAAAAGCCCGGGATTCTGTGGATTACAACTGGCGTGCTAATGGCACCCCACCCTCTTTCCATGAGCAGAGATCTTTATCAGAGCGATTGTTCAGAGAGCAGGGGGTTGATACCAAAATTTTGCTAGGCCATTCGAATCAAAAAATGACCGATATTTACAACGACGCACGCGGTAAGGAATGGAAAAAACTGGTCATTTGA